TTGGAGTTAAAATTAAATTGAACATTCTAATAATTGAAGTAATAAAATCTCTAACTTTTAACTTCGGAATTACATTAGCAATATTAACAAATCCTAAAAGAGTTTGTAATGGTGTTGTTGTAGCTTTATCCAAACTCCCTCCATATGGAAAATCAGGATCTGCTATTGTTGATTTTTTTCTAACTAATATTCGAGTTGTAAATTGAAAATCACCTACCGATTGAATTGTAAATTTATTTAAATAAGTTGCATTATTTATTGGTTCATAAATAAATGTTTTTGTTCCTATTCCTGTATCTATAATTTTTTCAATACCATCATTAAAAATTCTTATTTTATATGTGACATCTTCAAATCCTGCTTCAGGAGTTACTTTAAAAAGAACTTTATATTTTCTATAATCAAAATTTGTATAACTAATAGTATCATTTGTGGTGTTTACACTTACAAAAATATCTCCTAATGTTCCTGCTGATGTAATATTTATTAAAGTTTCATCACCAAAACTTTCAATCTGTCCTGCCTCTTTATGCAACCACATAAACAAATTATAAAAAATAGCACGATCAAAGAAATCACGACTAAATGTTAAATTATATTTTGTCTCAATAGCTTCAATAATTTTTATAATTCGTAATGCGGGTTTAAAATCTTTATAGTTTATTGTATTAGTACTTAAGTTTAAATCAAAGTCATTACTTGTGCCATATTTTAAATAAGTCTTTGCGCTTATTAAAGGATAGTAAACATCACCGCTATTTAAAGAAGCTGTATTAAGACTATTAATAACCGAACTACTATAAGTATGATCATAAGTTGTTATATTTTGAAACAAATCTTTTAACTCATCTTCACCAAATTTATCAGATAACCCAACGCCAGCACCAAAGAATGTAACTGAATAACTATTAGGCACCCCATTCTTTAATTTTGCTGAATCTAATTGTAATGATCCGTATCTAAATGGCGTTTGATTTACTTCAATATAGGCATCAACTCGAATGTTAGCATTATAAGCGTTGGCTTGCGAATCATCACGCCTTAAAACATCGCCTGAATACCAATAATCAAACATTTTGTTATTAGTATCTGAGCAGGGGATTGTGAAATTTTGAGTAAAATCCGTTCTTACTTTAGAAATATCAGATAAATTTTTAATTTGTAAATTTATTTCAATCTTTTCATCCTTAAATAAGTCCAAAGCTATGTATCCATCGGCATCAAATCGCTTTAAATATAATGTAACATCCATTAATAAACTTGATTTAACTTGTTAAACGAATATTCAAAGTCCATTGTGTACTGAATTAGCTTGTCAAACAACCTTGATTTACGTTCAAATGACTTTTTATTTATGTTAACTGGCAAATATTGACCGTTATTTTCTAAATAAACGAACTCCGATAGCATCAATTCATCAAATAATACGTTATAATACTCAGGTAAATAGTCAGTATTGCACGTTATTTTCTCTTTTGCATTAGGATTAAATGTTTTTTGCTGATGTGATTGTAAAGAATACTCGCCAAATGTTGAAATTACAGGCATATATTCAGAACTTTCAACCTCAAATGATTGCTTATTTCTTAAATTAAACGGGATTGATTGCCATACGCCATACTTATTTTTAAAGAAACAATTATATAAAGGATATTTGCAGGCATCTTTAACAGTTATGTAATGATCTTCATTACCTGTTTCATAAGTAAACCTAACTAAAAAGAAATCGCCTAAAGCTTCATCTTCTAAATAGCTATTTATATTGATATAAGAAACTAATTGATTGTTAAACTCAGGGTTTAATGTAAACGGTTGTGAAACGCCAGCTATCTTAATAGTTTCTAATCCTTCGCTTATAAAGTAAATAGGATAATCTGAACCACGATATACAATATGATTAGTAATGCTGCTTAATACGTTTGTTTGTAGCTTAGGATTCATTAATTCTATATGATAACCAAAACCATCAACAGCGTAAAAGTTTTTAATTTGTTGCCCTATATTGCTGCCTTGATAAAAAGCGGTTAAAGTTGTTTCTAACCAAACTGAATCAAAAGCAGTTGAAGTATTTATACCAATACCAAATGTTGGTATATTTGATTTACAATAATCGTTTACAAATTTAGCAACTTCAAAATTTATCTTTGTTTGCCCTGCTTTTATAACTTGATTTGATAATGTAAATTGTGGTGTATTAGGTTTGTCAACATCAAACTCACCTCGATATATTCGCATTTCAATTTCAGCTGAATCAAATAAAACAGTTGGTTCAATAAATACGTTAAATGGGCTTCTTGATAAAATTATGTTATCCCTAAAAAGTACATTTGCTACATCAACATAAGTTAAAGTTACATTTGTAGAAACAGAAACTGTTGAAATAGTTACATCCGTTTTATTTAATACAATATCAACACCATCATTAACTTGAGTAACTGTAGCCCAATAATATGGTGACCAAAAGTTAGCTAAAAAGTTATATAGGTTTACAATAGTATCTAATTTAACAGCTCCTATTGTAATTTTACCTGCTGTTAATATTGGCGCAAATTGAAACTGATAATTAGTTGCTGTTATAAACTCCGAAGGTATTGCTAAATTATAAGTAAATTGTTCTGTTGTAGTTTGACTTATTAATTCAGGCCCTGTTATAGTAACTAACCCGCCTGTAGTATTAGTATAATTATGCAAAGTAAAAGTATCAGTTCCTAACCCTGTAACATTTATATAAATATCATAAAAACCTGCAGCGTTTACTGTAGGCGATAATGTATAAGTTATAGATCCATTTGCGTTAAAAGTTTGTAAGTTTGTTAATAGGTTTGTAATTGTTACCGATGTTGCAGCGTTTCTAATTGTGTTAGTTGTATCGTTTGTAACAGTTCTAAAAGTTTTATCTATATTTTTTAAAACACTTCCATTCTTTTTAATATCTAAATTAAAAAGTAAACCTATTGCAGGGTTGCCAGTGAACGCTATTTTAAATCGCCATACATTTGTAAATTCAGGGTTATTTATTAACCTAACTTCTATTTTCTTTGCCATTATATATCTTTTAAACTAAATTCCATAAAATTCTCAACATCTAATCCATACGCTTCAGCAACTTCATTAGGCAATTCTTTAAACGCCTGTTCAAATGGTTTGGTAAAAAACAAACTTGGCTTTATACCGTTGTAAAATATACCCCTTGCAATCGCCCATTTTAAACCCTCTCGACTTGTAAACCTTCCCTTTGCTGTTCTTGGAGCCAAACCTTTTTTAATCACCCATTTATCAAACGCTTTAGCAGGTGGCATTTTTGTTGTATATGAGTATTGTGTATTGTATTTTTTCTTAACCCCACTAACCCCTTTGTCCTGATATAATCCGTATTTTTCCATTGTGAAATCTAAAGCAAAACTATTAGGCATAACTTTAGCAACGCCATCAATACTATTGCTTAGCTTCTTGCTCGAATCTTTATTCATCGATGCTAAATTAGCTTTTGACTTTGCAATCACAAACTCCTTAAATTCATCAAGTGTTTTTTGCGTTTCTTTTTTATTCATCGCATGGATCATAAGAATTAGTAATACTCAATTCAAGTTGAAAACTACAGCCATCTAACATATTTAAAAACTGTAGGGATATTGCCTCAGGGTTTGTTTGTGATGCAACTTCAATATCATTTGCATTTATATCGTTTAACGAATAAAATAACCTGTTTGAAATCGCAACCGCTTTGTTATAGTTGCTCAGCTCGTTATCATTTCGTAGCCATTTATCAGTTGATGTTATTTTTGAAGTGTCCCTAATGTTTAAAATATAAACATCAAATGTAAAGCTCATAACCCCCATTGCATAATTTGGATTAAAGCTTAAGAACTGAATATGCCCTAATGGATAATTTGTTTTTTTATCCATATCAATATCATTTGAAGTACCATGTGTTACTACATTAATATCAGGATCGGCAATTAACAATCCCTTTAGATAATTTATAACCGTGTTAAATTCGTTATTCATGTTTTTTTAATTGTTTATTTTCTTCATTTGCTAAATCAATCTTAAATTCTAAATAAGTGAGAAATTGATGGATATTGGTTTGCGTTGCTCGTTTAAAATCAAAATAGTTTCCTCCAGCAACTGTGTAAATTGATTGATACCACCCCCATTTTCCGCCAAATGTTTCTCCAATAAATCTGTCTCCGCTGTCGGTTGTTGTAAAAAGTCCCTCGTAGCTTTCAATAATTCGCTGTTTAAATTCGAAAAAAAAACCATCGAACTGAGTAACAATTCTAAAGGTAGTTTTAACATACTTTCACACGTATCATCTGAGCCCTTATAATCTTCTAATATATACTTACTACCTAATTTCTTTTTTATTGGTCTGTAAAGCACCGCCATTGCCCTATGATAGTTTTCAGGATCCGTAAAGTATTTATCCAAATCAATATATTCGCCAGCGCTTATATTATCAAAGTTAGGAATGCGCCCTAAGTCTTTGTAAATTTGTATATCCCTCGGCTCAGTATTTAGAACGTCAACAATTTGCTGAGCGATTTCCTTCATATCCTTAATAGGAATTTTAAGCACATCTTCAACGCTTAAATCACAAAAGTTTGCTATAACAGAAACCATTATAACTTCATCATCCACTTCTTCAAGTTTAGTAATGCGGTTGTATTTAATAAACTGTTCAATAGTTACATCTTCTAAGGATGTTGGTATAAGTATCTTCATAATATATAAACGAAATTAATCAAAATTGTAACGCCCAAAATTAGGCTTGCCGATTAAATCCCAAACGGCATAACCTAAAGCATCTAATAAATGGTTATAGTCATCGATTGGGGTTTGGCTTTTAGAATCGTGCCAAACGTAGTTATTTAGTTCCTTAACTAAGTTAGTTGAATTAGGATCTATTATTAATTTATAGTCTTGTACTAAAGCAATCCGTTCAATTATTGTAGGTTTTTTAATACCCTTTATATTTAAACCCCTGCTTTGTAATTCAGATATTAAACGGGGCTCAGCACTATCAGCAATTATTAAATTATTGGCACCGCAATACCGATTATTTTCATCGTAGATTTGTGAAGTTGTTAACCCCGTTTTATAAAGTAGTTCTTTGCAATAGATTTGTTTGCGGTCTTTGTCAACAGAAACCTGAATTAAAGTTGTTGGATCAATACTAAATCCAAAATCTTGTCCGTAAACAGATTTGTTTACTTCTTTAAATTCATCAATACGCCAGTTAGTAAATACAACGCCCTCAGCTTTGTTTAACCACCCGCCTAATATTTGATGTTTGTATTTTGTAGGGTTGTTTATTTTAATACGTTCAACCTCGTTTATAAAAGATTGATCTAGGTTATTTATGTTATCTAAGTAGGTAGTATGAATATAAGTAACATCTTCTTTAATGCCGTTAAATCCTTCTTGTATGCCCCTATCTTCAAAGAAGCGTTTATATATCCAATGCTCTTTTGTTGCAGGGTTAAGAATTAATATAACTCGATTCTGTTTGCCCTTTTGCCTAATTGATAAATTGATTTTATCAAAGACTGTTTCATCTGTTAGTTCTTCAGCTTCATCAACAATCCAAGTTGTAATACCTTGCAACGATTTTAAGTTAGCCGTTTGATCCCCTGAGCTTGTTCTAATGCCACGAAATATAATATCGGTGTTAGATGTTTTATTTTTAATTTCTGTTTTGTTAACCTCAAAAAATAACTCGGCATTCATAAGCTCAATCTTTTCTTGAAATTCAGGAATGATTGACAAATGTGCCGAAGTCATTGTTTGTCTTGTAAAAAGTATTTTGTGATCGGGCTCAAAAGATAATCCACAAAGATAGGATGCAACCCCGAATGATTTAGAAGATCCACGCCCACCTGTTACAATGTAGTAACGTGTTTCGTTATTTACTAAAGGATAGTATTTAGGGTTTAATATTATCAAATTTCAATACTTCTTTTAAATCAAAGTTATTAACAGTAACTAAACTTTCAGTTGTTTGTTGCGGGGAACCATAACCTGAATCCATTAATGCTTTATAAGCGTTTACATCGCCATCCCTTGCTTTTTTAATTAGCGCTAAAGTCATTAAATCTTCTTGGCTCATTGTTTCCTGTTCGCCTGTAATTGGGTTCTTTAATGATTGATTTACTTCAAGCCATTGCCTTGCTATTGTACTTCGGTTTTTACTTCCTTTAGGTCGTCCTGCAGGGTTTCCGCTTTCGCCTTTTTCCCAATTTGGTTTTAAATTGTCTTCTTTATTCATTTCGGTGTAATTTCGGTGTTTATTTTAATTCAAAACTTGCGGTCATTCTATGGGCGGTCCCTGATTTTCCATATTTATTATTCCCTCCGGATTGTACTCTTCCAAAATGATGGCAATTCCATTTATCTGATTTTTTTAAAGCGTGTATTAAACTTGGAGCTGTAGTATTAATAGTATAACGCCATTTATCTAATTTATAAATATGTCCTATTTCATTTAATAGTTTTAATCCTATTCCAGCTCCTTGGTAATCCGGCAATATAACTAACCTGTGTACTCTCTTTTGACCTATCATTCTGCTTGGCTGTGCTATTACGCTAATAAACCCGGCTATTTCATCATTAACTGTTGCTATAAATACATTAGCGTCATTATTATGTGA